TGTTACCATTCTTTCTTTTTCGTTAAAACCATACCAAGTAGGCTGACGTCCATAGGAGCCAATAGGAACCGAATCATCCTTAGTAACAGTATTAGGTTCTCCATTTCCCCCTATTAATACATCACCTATTATAATTTCACTAATTTGTTTAGCTGAACCATCAGCTAATAAAACTTCAATATTACTTTTGAAACATTTATTATGAACACAAAAATCATTTGCAAAATATAAATGATCCCCATCTAATTCAAAATTATAGATTGGGGTATTAGAATCTACTTCTTTCAAATTTATTGTTTCAATTTCAATATTTTCACCATTATGTCCAAGAATTATATCACCAACTTTAAGTTCAGTAACATCTAAAATATGTTTGTACTTTTCTTTTGACATAGAAGCATTAAGAGATTTCCAACCATTAGTTGTATTTATTGGATGATCTTCAGTAAAGAAATAAGGTCCATTGTTGATGGAACCTAATTTACGCCCTCCAGTAAATATATTTTCTTGCAGTTTTAGTACTTTATTTGTCCCACCATCTAATCTTAAAAGTTTATCGTCCACTACTATATCTTCTATATTTTTGACTGACTGATCATTCATTCTAATTTGAGTTCCCCTTATAAAACACGCCCAATGGCAGGAAGAATGGCAAGAAGAATGGCAAGAAGAATGGCAAAAATATTCTTGAACATATATCGTATTATTTTTTAAAGTATTCCATTGACTATAAAGAGCGGCAGTAAAATCATTAAAATTAGATGCATCAATAATTTCATCGCTCTCTACGTCATCTGCAACCGCCAAACTAGATAACGTATTGCTCTGTTCGTAACCATTGGAACTAAGATGAGTTATTTGAGTTTCATCACTTATTAAAGTAGAGTTATCTATATAAACTTTTAAATTAACTTTACGAATTGAGGTCCAAATACTTGTATAGTTAACTAAAACTGTAGCAAGTTGAGCTGCAGTAATAACAGAATCAGTAACCTTATCAGTTCCTGGTGCCCCTAATGTTCCGCTTCCTAATGCTACAGTAGATATACTGCCTCCAGGACTTGCAGTAGTAATAGCTCCTGGAACAGCACTTTGCATAGTTTGAGTAGTACCATCAGCAGGTCTATTACCTGTGTCCCAAACAATAGAATTTTGAATATTAGTTTTTACATTGTCTAAAAAACTATTTAACATACGAGTTTTAGTAGCTGCTTCACCAGCAGTGGGGGTATCGGACATTTTTATCTCCTACGTTACTAAAGAATTAGTAGTATTTTTATTTTTTAAATTTATCATTAAACTTCTGGCCGACCCACACTGATTACCATCCCACTGTAATTGGTGACAATCCCCACCACAATACATAAAAACAGGACATTCATAGCAATGAGGGTCTCGAGAAAGTTCACACGCGATAACGTGTTGTCTTTTTGGTTTCTGTAATAATTCTACAATATTTTCATCAATATGTCCATAAAAATCTTCTGGGGCTGAATTAGGGCACCCTCCTATGGTTCCATCAGCGTTAATGGTAAAGATTTTTTGCTCACAATTTCTACAAAAAGTTGCGTCTTTGGTACCATGAGTAAACTTACGAAGAATAGAGTTTAAAAAAACATTATCAAACCAGTCATGAGCCTTATAAGTTACAGTATCTTCATATAGTTGTACAAACCAATTATCTAAATCTTTATTAGAAGGAATAATACTATTATTCTGACGAGCACTTCCATTAATTGTAATTCTTTCCAAATGTAATGCGTCAATATTTAAAGAATGAGCAAATTGTAGAAGTTCAATAGGTCTTTTTTCTATAACATTCTTACTAAGAGAAACAAATAAAGAAACATAATTCTTAGGGTTACTTGTTAAAATATTAATATTTTTATACCATAAATCATATTGTTGAGAATTAGCAAATCGAATTGAGGGATCCCAACTGGTTCCAATTTGCCCTTGTAAGGCTGTTTCAATAAATTCTAATTTTGCATCATCTAATGTAAATACTAAATTTGTGCAAACACCATAAGAAGAATTAGTCCACAGATCACAAGTGTTTCTCCAAACACTCCACATATCAACAAGAGGAGCCAAAAACGGCTCACCTCCATGAAATTCAATATGGATACTTTCGATTTCTGTAATATCATTTTTTAATCTCCTAAACCAGTTTATAGTTTTATCAACATCAAAATAGATTTTTCTTCCACGACTACCGGAAGTAAAACAATGAGAACAGTCTAATTGACAAGTCTCCGTTGTTTTAAGATAAATCATTGCGTTTTTCATAAATTATTTACCGCATCCGTAACCTCGGGAAATTCTTCTTCTAAAATCTTCCAACACTTTTTAGCAATTTTAATATGTTCTAATTGGGTTCCGTGTCCCATTCTAAGTTGACAATAATGAATCCATGAACGTAAATTTCCTGACATATATAATCTACTCTCTATTAAACCCTCGGGCAGAACCGCGCGAGCTTGTTCTTTAGCAATATCATTTTTTATTGCCCAATTATAAGTGTCCATAGCTGAAGAAATTACATTTAATTGTTCCTGTTTCCAAGCATGGTGTAAATCTGAATCTGTATCAACCTGTATTGAATTTTGTCTATTTTTTGGGTCTTGTAATCTAGCTTCTCTATCTACAAATTTTAATTCTTTTGTAGGATCAGCATAACGTTGAGAAAATTCTTGAAATGCAAACGAACGGTGACGTAATATCTGTCTCGCAATATCTCTGGTAGTTTCAATTTCTATCGTAAGATGCACCATCTCAAAAGGACTCCAATGCCCTTCACGAATCATATAACTTAAAAGTTTAGAACTCGTAGTAAAATTCTTTTGATTTTTTGGATTAGATACTCTTGCACAATAAGAAACGATATCTTCGGTAGTTTCTCCATAGTCTTGATTTATGGGTTTTGTGACTCCAACTAATTTAACTTTCATTTATTTTATCTTCTATATCTTTAACTAAATCGTTTAAATACCATTGAGCCTTTTGTAAATCCTGAAGCTGAAGAGTTAAATCAGTACTTTTTAAATTATACCTACTAATATACTTAACAACATTAGCTTGGTTCCAATTCATCTCCCACGATTTTATATATTGAGTAGTTTCAATGCCTTTATTGTAGTGCGGAGGATGATTAACTAAGTCTTTCATTATTTTATTCCTTGTGGTTTTATTATAATATTATCCCAAACATCAACTTCTCCAAATCTTGCTGCAACAACAATTACTGTTTCTTTATCAATTACATCTAACTCTTCTAGGGTTTCTGGACAACAGATATCTATATATAAGATACTTCCATTAGCTTGGTTTATACGATTTGTAATATGTTCTTTAATTTTCTCTATAGAAGGATAAGTAGACCATTTCGATATTTCGTGTAAAGTTTGATAAATAGAAGTAGCGTCCTGACGTTTTGATGGAGTTAAAAATAGATGTCGAGAACTGGTAGCCATACCATCAGAATCTCTAATGGTAGGAGCAACAATTAATTTAATTGAATAACCCAAATCATCTAGAAGAGATTTTCTGTAAGAATTTATTTCATAAACATCTTTTTCTCCAATTACCTGCACATCAGGTGATACGATATTAATCATTTTTAAAGTGCAGTACGCATACATAGATATCACATCTCCATATCTATTAGTCCAGACTAAAGACGCCCTCTTTTGAATAAATCTATCAATGATGGGACTAGATAAAGTTATTTTATTTACCGTATTCCCGTACATATCTAACATACTTGGGTGAAAAAATACATCTACACCATTTTTTTCGCATATAGTAAGGTCATTTTCTAAAAAATTTGCGTGATATTCTGCTATATGTTCTGCATATATCTCAGGGGTATTATTAAAATAAAACAAAGAATGTTCCCCAGTTAATAATACTATATCAGCATTTTCTTTAGCAATTTTTACCAAAGACATGTGTCCATCATGTAAATATCCCGATGTAGCAACGGAGCCAATAGTTTTACCCTCATGTTTAAGTTGTCGAGAATACTCTCGCATCTCCTCAATTGATTCTATAATTTTCATTTACTATCTTTGATATTTTAGTATTGGTAATTTCTCAATAGTTACATAACCAGGGGGTGCCTGTAAAATATGCGGTATTCGATTTATAGTTTGAGCTGAGGTTACTACAGGAGATCCTAATCCACTCACATTTACGCTAAGATTTGGCTCACCCCTTATTTCCCAAGCTTTAAACTCTTCTCCCGCAATTAGCTTATATTTACCAACCATTCTTATACCTTCTTTAGTTGTAATATCTAACTTTGTGCCACTTGCATCTATAGTTTCTTCTACATCTATAATATTTAAATTCAAGGCTGAAGCTACATTATCCCAAAATGTTATATATATGCTGGGACTTTTTGTTAATGACGCTAGGGTTTCTTCTCCAAAATTAGTTGGGTCAAAACAACTGTGATAGATAATTTCATCTATTCGATGGCAAGCCCCTGACATTAATATTCCTAAATGTACAATTCCAAAATCTTGAGCACCAGTTCCAGTAATGGTAACGCCGTATTCTTTTGCTATACTATCTAACTCACCAGTTAATTTAGGATGTGACCTCCAGGAAAAGGAAGAGCTTTCTCCTATCGTAGCAACATTCTTTCCTGCCTTTAAGCATTGTTTATATATTGGAAACATAGTAGACAGGTCACTAACCATAGCAACAATAACAATATCTGCTTCTTGTGATAATACTTTCTTAGGGTCATCAGATATAGGTATGTTTAAACTCTCAATACCAGATATCAATCCTAAATCTTTATTAATTTTAGATCCAGGTCTATTAATTGCTCCAACAATCTCAATTCCTTTTTCACTTAATAAACGTGTAGCCAACATATTCATTTGGCCTACGCCATATATTATAACTTTTGTTGAGTCTATAAATTTCATGGTTCTATTATTATATTATCTCCGACTTCTGTTTGTCCTCCCCAAATTGCATTAACTATAATTAAAGCTTTTCTATCTAAAACGTCTAAATTTTTTAAAGTGTTAAAGCAACAAATTTGTATATAATCTATTTCTCCATTAGCTTGAGTTATACGCTTTGTAATATGTTCTTTAATCTCTGCTACAGGTGGATAGACAGACCACCTAGATATTTCGTGCAAAGTTTGGTAAATAGAAGTCGCTTCCTGACGTTGTGAAGGACTTAAAAGTCTATTACGAGAACTACAAGCTAACCCATCAGGCTCTCGAATAATAGGAGCTATGATAGGTTTAATAGGAAAATTAAAATCTTTAATCATAGATATCGTTGACATCGTTTGATGAATGTCTTTTTGACCTAATATACTAACATCAGGCATTAAGATATTAAAATCTTTAATATAAGATAGCATATGATCATGAGCTATAGGTGATTTTTGGTATTGAGGAATAACACCTTTAACAAAAGGGTTAGATATAATTATTTTAGTTACCCTATCTCCATACATATCCGACATTGATGGAACAAAAAACACATCTACACCTTGTTTTTTACATAACTCAATATCTTCGTTTAAATCAGCCTCAAATTCTTTATAATATTTATCATATGTTTCAGAATCCATAGTAAAAAATTCTATTGGATGATCTAACATTACTATAACAACATCTGCATTGTCTTTAGCAATATTTATTAAATGCACGTGTCCATCATGTAAAACTCCACCAGTATTGAGAGATGCAATAGTCTTTCCATCACGTTTTAATTGTTTACAATGCTCATGCATTTCTTCAATAGATTCAATAATTCTCATTTTGGTTCAATAATAATATTATCTGATAAAGCAATATTTTTACCAAAAGTTGCGTCAACAACAATAACAGCTTTACGGTCAAAATATCGTAATTCTTCCAAAGTGATAGCACAACATATTACAAGATAATTAACAGAGCCATTAGCATCCGTAATTCTATCACGAATATGTTCTTTAATGTCTGGAATAGAGGGTCCCGTCATGGCGTTGCCGAAATGATCGAGATAGGTGCCCTTTTGAATCCATTCGTCTATTTCTTTTAATGACTCATAGATTGATCTAGCATCCTTCCTTTCGGACTCACTTAAACGTTCTAATCGCGAACTAGAAGCTAAACCATCTGATTCTCTCACGATTGGAGCCATTATCATTTTAATAGGGTAACTAAAATCAGTAATCATATACTGAGCTTCTAAATTTTGAAAAATATCTTTTTGTCCCATCATAATTATATCTGGCATCATCATGTTAAAATCTTTTAAATTTGACTTACTAATACCAGGGTCTACGAAGTGGACACCGGGGTACTTTTTTCTTAACTTTTTAATATTGGAATGTATTTGATTAGTTTGTGAAATATATACTTTATGTATATCAGGGTGAAAAAAAATGTCTACTCCATGCTTTTCACATAATTCTAAATCTTTATCAAGTTGTTCTGTTCGATATTTTTCCAAGTATTCATCATAGCTATAAAGTTCTTGTTTAAATCTATGATAAGGGTCAATGTGATCAATATTTACTACTACTTCATCAGCATTTTCTTTGGCAATATCCACTAAATGCATATGACCGTTATGTAAAAATCCAGTAGTACTAACATTAGCGAGTGTCTTGCCCTTACTTTTTAATTGTATTGAGTATTGTTGCATTTCGATAATTGATTCAATAATTTTCATTTTATTCCTCACAAAAAAAATCCTTATTCATTAGAATAAGGATTCATATAAATAAACTTATTCCTTATACTAAATTATAGTACAAGGTTAAGCAAATGTCAAGCAGAATTATACATTAGCGTTTAGTAACGACCTACTAGAACTCACAGAATTTGCTAGTAAAATTTGAAATAAAGTTTCATCAGCTGGATAAATCGCATCACAATTTTCACATAAAGTGGCATTATGAGGTAAAAATTTACCTTCTTTAATCCAAGTGTGTTGAGGGGTGCCACATCTCGGGCATCTTACATAGGCTGTATAAACACTCATTCCCAAATTTCCCACCATTCAGAAGTAGAATTTTTCTGAGAGTCCTCTATCTTTTTCTTTTTGTCTTTATGTTCCTGATGAGATTTATCTATATTTTCATTTTGGTTAACATAATATTGTTTATAAGCTATAATAACAGCTTTTTGCTGTTCAACTAATTGTCTAATTTTAGCTAAGTTCAAACTAAGAGATTCATATCCTGCGTCAGATACTCCAAATACCACTGGATCAGAGTTTTTCTTTTCTAATTCCTTAAAAACTTCTTCTATGTTATTCTCCGTAACTAAAATCCACTCTACAGAATCTAAATTCAACTCGGTAATTGTGGGTAATTGAAGCGGTACTTTTTCTACAGGAGTAGTAAAAATATCAAGTTTTTTAACACTACTGCCACATGCTGAAATACTAATTCCCAATATAATTAGGATTAGCCACACTGGGGCAAGTTTTGTTAAGTTGACTAGGTTTAACGGCATCTAATTCCTTTTCTGTATGAGATGCTCCACTTAATAATTCAAAACATCTGAAACTTTGATCAGTTCCTTTATCAATAATTCTTTCTATTAATTTTGGCTTAGAGGCTGCAAGTTTTCCTATATCTCGTTGACCAAGAAGTGCACTTACTTTATTAAACTTCCCCCTTAAGTTATCTACTTCTTTTTGAGCTTCCGCAAATTTTAAGTTAGTTTCTGCAACTATACCATGAGCTTTTTGAGCATCCTCTAAATGTTGTTCGATAGCTTCTTTTTGAGTTTGTACTGAAACTTCTAATTTAGCATTATTTTCTTGTAAAACAGATATTTTCTCTTGACTGTCTTGATAATACCAATAGAAACCTCCTATAACAACTGCCATGACTATAATCATTATCATAGTTATGTTCATTTTATTTTTCGCCTATTTCTCATTTTTTTATAGTTATAGTATAAAGTCTTATGGTTATCATACCAATACTTACTTGAATTTCGTAAGGTATTGTTAGCTGCTCTGATATAGTCGATTTCATTCTGAAGTAAACTATTTAATTCTTCAGCTACAGATTTTTTTTCATCTCTTACTAAACTAGATAAATCATTAACAATCTCAATTATACGATCAAGATAAGCACAAGTATCTGGTGGAACTCCAGGACTATCTTTTTTAATTTGTGCAAATCTAGTATCTTGAGATTTTGTAGCCATAACTAACCTTTGTATAATATAAAAATGACTTTAGCTACCATTTAACCATTCTGATGGCTGTATTAGTGAAAGGTTAAGATTTTTCCTTCCACCAAAAATGAATAACAGCCCACACAATGGCTGCTATGGTAGCGGTTTCTATTAAACCCAAGCCGCCTATTAAACTAATTAAAGCGACAGCTGCTACAATTATTGCATTCCAAGAACTTTTTTCTTGGAATCTTTCTTTAATCCAATTAAAGATAGTATTCATTTAAAAGTGTTCTCCTTTTAGTCGTTGTTATGTCGGAACAGCCAGATCACAATACCTACAGTAATCAAGCCAACAAGACCAGCAGCACCTAAACCAGAAACGATTTCAGTGATATTGCCTACAATATCACCGTTCTCGCCGCCGATAAAGGGAATACTGTTCCCAAACAATACTTGCCACACTATTCCTAGTGTTACAAGTGTTAGACTAATGGCTGTGATCCCTTTGATCCAACCACCTACCTTGCTTGTCCAATCTCCCATGTTATCTCTCCTTCAATTAGTAAAATTTGGCAACTAAAGTCATTTATTTCTGTTTTTTTTCTAATTCTTATATTAAACATTAAAAGACTCTCCGCATCCACATGCAGATTTAATGTTAGGATTTTCAATTTTTAATGAACTACCGAAAAGATCGGTGTTATAATCAATGACAAGACCTGCTAAATAAAGCAAACTCATACCATCTACAAATAAATTATTTTTATCATCCAGAGGAAATTTTTCATCATCACTCAATTCTTCATCAATTAACTGCCAATCATAAGTAAATCCAGAACATCCTCCACCCTTTACTCCCAACTTAACTTTTTTTTCATTAGTAGTAATTATATTAATAAGATGTTTTTTAGCAGACTCAGTAATTTGAATCATTAATTTTTTTTCTCTTTATATTTATGATATATTTGCATTATGCGTTCCCATCTACGGGTAGTTAATTTTCCATATTTTTTTTGAGCAATCAAACAATCTTTAATAATTTTTTGTTCAACAGGTAATAATAAACTTTCATAGGTTTTCGGTTTTTTACAAGAACGAAAAAAATCTTCTAAGCTTTTGGATATATAATTTTTATTATATCTAACGTCTCTCCTCATGGCAATAATTATTTTTCCAAATTCAACTTATAAAATTGTTTAATCCTGTATTTTAAATCAGGGACATGCACAACAGCATTTGTTTCAAAAATTTGGGGTTCATTATTTTCCACTGTAATCGCAATAACAATTTTTTTGATATTAGTATTATACAATTCATTATGAGCGTAGGCGTAACCTGCACATTGTAAAAAATAGTCTTTAATTTGTTTAATATATTTCTTTTTTCGAGAAGTTTTAAAATCAATAATAGCAGGAATACCTTTCCACTCGCCTACCATATCTGTACGTCCTGCAAATTGTAAATCTTTACTCCATAGTACTAACTCTTGACCCCAAATATTAGTAACTCCACTTTTAACTAATTTAATTAGGTCTTTAGTCATTTGGATTACGTCTGAAGATTCCTTAGCTAAATCCCCATAGATTTCTTCTTCATTAAAGAACTTTTCAGCGTATTCGTGAACTAAAGTTCCTCTATCTGTTGCTTCTTTTGATATACGAGCTGCTTCTTCTTCTCCAACTTTATCTTTCCAAGCCTGTAACCAAACTTGGTTGGAAGTTTTTCCTAAAATAGTAGTTATGGAAGGAAATTTACCATCAGGGGTAAAATACGTCCTTCCAGAAGGTAAAGTTTCTGATTCTATATCATGTATGTAATTATGCATTAATTATTCATATCAATATTAAAAATCCAATTAAAATATTTCATTGTTATATACTCCTGAACTTAGCTGTATAGTAACACAGTAATCAGCATTTGGCAAGGAGTATTTCAACTTATTAGCTTTTTACGTAAATAACTAGGAATAGCTGGTTTAAAGTAAGGAGTTAAACGATTTCGTAACTGAACACATTTCTTTTTATGGTAATCATTGAGTATCGCTAATCTTACTCCTCCGAGTGGGTTTTGATGAAATAATTCAGGATCATCTATTTGATAACTAGTTAAATTACTACAAATTTTATGTACAATATCCTTATTTACAGTATATTCTACATTATTCTTACCCCAGATAGCAAATAAATAAAACTCATTTATTTCCTCTTTAAATTTCCACACTTTATCCTGATATAAACTTATAATGTTTGATATTAAATTGTAATTGCCCAGCCTATCAACATCTCCCATCCTTAAATGAACCTCAATTATAGTCGCAGGTTCTTGTCCAATTGTTTCCAAACAAATGCATCCAGTATAATTTTTTAAATGTTTTTTTATCCAATCATAAACATATAGAATAATTGAATTTTTAGGAATAGATACTTCCCAGTAGTCAAACATTCCATTTCCAATAGGGTAGCCTTTAAAAGTTATAGACCACAGGGGTACTCCATTTAAAACTATGATATCGTGACTTAAGTGTATACCTTCTATCCATTTCATCCATAAACATCCTGGATGACGACACGTTTCCAACTCCTTAGAGCTATTAATTTTTCTAGCTTCAACTCCTCCACCAAACATATTATATATAGGTTTAACAACAACAGGGTATTTAGTAGGAGTGACTCCTATAGGTCCACAATCTACGTTTTGTGATAATGCAATATTTAATTTGTTATAAACCCAATTTTCATTTTCATAGTATAACCACGCAGAATCATCTGTAGTAGGAATATCTACTACAGGGTCTTTTAATTCTTCATAACATCTTAGAACTTTTGGGTTATATCCTATAAATGGCATAATAAATAAAAAAAGGGGGCGCAAGCCCCCTTTTAGATATGTGTTGTGGTTTTTAAGAAGCGAGTTTAATAATTCGTTCTTTTTTCTCTTCAGAAGTTATTTTTTCTAAAGAAATTGAAAGAATACCATCTTTCAATGATCCTCCTTTAATAATTACATCATCTGCAACATTAAAAGTTCTAGTAAAACTCCTATTAGCAATACCGTGATGTAAAAAAGAGTCAGTTTCTTTTTCTTCTTTGTCCCCCACAATCGAGAGAGTATTATTTGCATATTTAACCTCAACGTCCTTCTCAGTAAAACCTGCTACTGCAAGTTCAATTGAATATTTACTTCCATCTTCAGATTTATAAATATTATAAGGTGGGTAATTTGGAAGTGCTGTATAAGAATCTTCTATAAATTTATCCATAAGCGTAAATATATTATCAAATCCTACAGTTTGGCGTCTAAGAGGCGCCCAGTCAAAATGCGTAACTAATGTATCAACCATGTTTTTTCTCCTTTATAAGCAAGATTAATATCGGGAATCCAATTTATGCAATTCCCTATGGGTTATTCCATATTTTATATTACACTAATTTTAAATAATTAGCAAGTTAAATATTACTTTAATTAGAGTCCGTTAGGAACAATAACATAATGTATAATTAATACTATTCCTATAGATACTAAAAGTCCAACAAGCATTTTTATAAAATCTTTAGCAATAATAGGAAAGACATATTTAAATTTATAATCTTGCATTATAGTAGAAATGGCTAACTCTCTACCACAAAGTAATCCAACAAATACCCACGTTGTACTCATAGGAATGTCATTATATTGTTTAAAAAATAACAGGATAAAAGCATATACTAAGTCAATAATAGTAGCTGATCTCACATATCGAGTTCCTGTTTTTTCTAAAACAATTTTTTGAATTCTACCGCCTTTTTCATAGAACATATATCCTAGAAAAACGATAAAAATACCAGATGCAGCTAACATCCATTCTACTGGAACAGACCTTGGTAAAAATACTGCAATATTTGCTAAATCATGAGAAAGCCATGTATACCATAAAAAACCAGTAGTACACCATTGTCCTATTCGCCAGTACTTAATATTTTTTTCTTTAACTTTGTCTGCTTTTTCATCTATTAAACGTTCAATACCAAACCAAAGAACATATGCAACTACAGCAGCAATCGCATACCCCATAATAGATTTAACTAACATTTTTTCTAAAATAAAAGTGCTAGCAAAAGCCGAAAGAACTAAGAAAGTAGTAGAAACTGGGATTCCTACTCTGGTTAAGGCTAATAGGATAAGTGGAGCTAAAGCATGATACCATTGAGTCTCAATCCAGGGAATTTTATTTAATCTTCCAAAAGATATATCCCCATCATTTACTGACCATCCATACCATAACGTAAATAAAAGAACAGATGAAGCAGCAACCCATAACCAGTACCATTTAAATCTTTGGGAATTAGAAGCAATCCAAGTTCCCAAAGTTTGAACACTATCATTTGCGACAACAGAATAGGCAGCAAATAAAAAACCAACTGTCATCCATAACATTGTTACATCCATTATAACAATTTCTTTACTGACAAAGAGTCAAAAGTTCTTCTACTTGTCCATTTTTTTCTTCAATCTCCTCTTTATTACTTTTATAAATAATACTAGCAGTTGCTCTTACAACTGAAGGAGATAACCCGTAATCTTCTTTAATTTCTTTGATAATATCATTAACAACATTACGGGCACCTTCTTGTATAAGAAGTTGATCTACAATTTTATTAACTTTATTACTAATATCAGTTTCATCTATAGCTTTATAAACTTTTTTTGTATCAGACTGAGACATTTGATGTTTCCTCTCGTGTATTATCAACAACCAGTTTAATTGATTGTTCTCTTTTAATGTGTGGCATTACCCTAACTATTTTTTCTTCAATTAAGTCATCTAGAACATGAGAAGTAAATGACTTTACGCACTCATCCATAGATACTATATTTGCAGTTTTCGGAAGTTTTTTAACTACAATAGGATTATTTGTATAGTATGTTTCAATTAGATTCTGAACATACATTAAATTAGCTGAACCAATTTTTCTAGGATTTTCTTGTAATTCAGCTTTTAATGTTTCCGAAATAGATTCATCGTCTGTATCAATATTTCTAGGAGAAACTAACTCCCACAATCCTCCTGTATATATAACTCCTTCATCTTCATCTACAATATCTTGAGGATTATCCTCTAAGATTTTTAGAATTTTTCGTAGTAATTTTTCATAACCGTTTTTCTTCATTTTTGAACCTCTGGTGAATAATATGTTGTTCTTTGATCATCTAATTTAATTTTTTGAATAGGATTACCATAAGGATCTTCTTTTTGAGAATAAACCATAACACCTATTCGTGACTTCATCATTTCATCAGCTTTAGAAGGAAAAGCAACATACTGCCCTTGATTATTATATAAATCAGAATAATTTCTGATAGTTGCTCCTCCTGTTTCGTAACTATTTTTTAAAACCGTTTTAACCGCCGTATAAAGCCGCGACAGTTCTTCCGAAGTACAGTCCCTAACCTTGCGATAGGGAGCCAGACCAGCCAAAAATAGACTTTCGGATTTATAAATATTGCCAACACCGGATA